CAACTAATGACCAAAACTCAACAGTTTGGGCCACAACTACAGGATTTAGGATATAGCTTTGAGGAGTCCGTGGCCCTCATAGGACAGTTGGAAAAAGCAGGGGCCAATACGGACGAAGTGCTGGGGGCTATGAAAAGAAGTGTAGGAATGCTGGCCAAGGAAGGCATATCGGCTAGCAAGGGCCTACAGATGTACTACGAAAAGATAAAGAACGCAGGCAGTGCAGCAGAGGCCACAGCCATAGCAAATGAGGTATTTGGAACCAGAGCCGGCTCGACCATGGCGGCCGCCATCAGAAACGGAACTTTATCAGTGGCAGAACTAACTGCAGAGTTGCAAGAGAACAGTGAAACAATAGAAACAGCTGCAGAGGACACCTACGACTTTGCAGAAAGGCTACAGTTGTTTAAGCAACGGGCACAGGTGGCTTTGAAGCCTCTGGCCAATACTATGTTTGACTCGCTCAATGCACTAATGCCGGTGGTAGAAAAGGCAATGGAGGCACTCACGCCAGTGCTGGAGGACATCGTGGAGTTAGCAGCCCCACTAATTGAAGATTTCTTTGGGCGGCTAATTGACGTCTTGACACCACTACTCCCAGTCATCGTGGAGATAGGAGGCAAGCTCCTGAAGGCCTTAATTCCTCCTATTATGAAAATCACAAGCTCCATAATGCCGGTGCTTATAAAGGTGCTTAATGCATTGATGCCAATTTTGAATGTGGTCATCGAGCTGCTGGGACCAATACTCGATTTAATAATCGGGCTGCTTACACCAATACTAGACTTAATAAGTGGAGCATTAACCCCGCTGATAGAAGTTATTTCACAGCTACTGCAATTTGCTCTGGAACCATTAAAGGCAATCCTCGGAGTGCTTCAAAGTGTCTTTACTTCCGTATTCGGATCCATCTCCAGCTATGTCACAGAGCATGTAAACAGGATGATATCGGTATTCACCGGTATAATTGACTTTATTAAAAATGTCTTCACAGGCAACTGGGCAGGAGCGTGGGATAATATAAAAAATGTTTTCTCTGCGATTGCCGAAGGTATAGGGGCGGCATTCAAGGCTCCTATTAACTTTATAATATCTGCAATCAACGGATTTATAGGCGGCATAAATAAAATCAAGATACCTAAATGGGTACCCGGCGTAGGAGGAAAAGGGATAAACATACCGCTTATACCAATGCTGGCGGCCGGAGGTTTCACAGATGGCATAAGTATAGCTGGCGAAGCTGGCACGGAGGCGGTTATTTCCTTTGACCCAGCCTACAGAGCAGCTAACGTGGGCTACTGGATGAAAGCTGGCGAAATGCTGGGAGTGATGGATCCAGCAATGGTAAATGCAGCAAGGCTGGCCAATATGGACGACTTCTCCCTAACCGACATGACAGAAAACAATACTGTGGTCTATGACTTGGGAGGCGTCGTATTTGCTCCCCAGATTGAGATGTACGGAGACAGCAATAAAGACGAACTCATAAAGAAACTTAAAGAACACGAGGAGGACTTCTTCGACTATCTCGAAGAATGGCTCCGACAAAAGGAGGTCGGAAGATATGGCCCGTCGTATAGTGGCATATATTAACTACACCACCAAGGAGGGCGATACTTTCGACGCCCTTTCCTTGTCTGTTTATAACGATGAAAAACGAGCACATCATATCATAGCGGCTAACCCGGACTATGCCGATGTGATAATTTTTGAGGCGGGCATCAATTTAAGAATACCCATATTTGACGACACAGAACCGCCAGAAACACTCCCACCGTGGAGGAGAGCTGAATGAAGCTTATATATCAGGGCGTGGACATATACCCGGAGGTGTCAATTAACTCGTGCATTCACGAAATGTATGCGGAAAAAAGGAGCGACACCCTGAAAATCCGCTTTAATGACACCAAGGGCCTATGGGATAGATGGAACCCTATGCAGGGAGATATCATAGAGGTGGAAGACGGTCCAGCCAGAACTGGTAAAATGTATGTAACCAGCATAAGACCAGAGAATAGCCTTTATACCCTCCGGGCCATGTCTATGCCGCTGTCCGGGGAAGTAGTAAAGAATAGGTCGTGGGAAGCAGTGAGGCTCCTGCAGCTCGGAGCACAAATAGCCCAAGAACACGGCCTAACATTTAAACAATATGGTGTAACGGATCAGGTTTATCCCTACCTCTCCCAAAACAGCCAAACAGACTTTGAGTTTTTACAGAACCGCTGCATGCTGGAGGGGTGTGCCATCGTCATTTATGACGGGAACCTGATTATTTATGACGAACAACATCTTGAGAACCAACCGCCAACCGGGGAAATATATGTCGGACCTGATGGGGTGTTTGAATACCAAGACAACACGGCAAGATCATACGGCAGTGCAGANGTTGAAAGCGGGGGCTTTAAGGGCCGNTTTGTCGCAAAAGGGAATGCNTCTCGCATTATAAGGCCGAGAGAGCCTCTAAAGGTTACCAGCGACGCAGAGGCTACACGATACGCTAGAGCACTCCTGCGGATGGCCAACAAAGACAGCTATACAGGCTGGATAGAGGAAAACATCCTACTGGAATATGCTGCGGCTAGCGTGGTGCAAATCAACACTGATAGGCAGGGCCTCTGGAACGGGCCGGTATTTATAACCCGTATCAGGCATGACTATGTCGCAAGGAAAAGCAAGGTATTTTTTAGGCGACCATTGGAGGGATACTAATGGCACAAATAGAAAAGGGCGTGATATTAACCATTGAAGGACCGGTAGATAGAAACGGAGACAATACGAGGGCGAGGGTGCAGCCACAGGCAAAGGCCGGACTGGTATCCCGCCCTCTTACAATTCCATGGTGGCTCAGGGGAGAAATGGGAAACCTCACTGAAGGAACCGAAGTGGTATATACGCTGTTTGAGGACCAGACCGGCGTCATCCTCTCCAGAATGGATGGCAACTGGGAAGGCACCATACCGGGACCAGTTAAAGCAACAGGAAAAATCACGGTGCCAGATATGGAAACAGACGAGGTCTCCAGCTTTAACAGTCATGTCCATGGAGGAGTAATGTCCGGACCATCTAAAACCAACGGTCCAGAGTAGGGGTGATAGAACATGGCAGTAATAGCAAGCTGGAAGAATAAAAAATGGGAGGTATCTCCCAGCAAAATATATAACCTAGAGGGATTTACGACAACATTTAAGCTCAAAGCAGACCATAACGAGGATAAAGAGGGGTCTCCGGCCACGAATGTAAGAGGTAGAGAACTGGTACCTCTTAATTTTGATGTTACCTTAAGCGATGTGGTAGGCATAAATGTAAGGGCAGAAATAGAGAGCTGGGAGACACTAGTAGGAGAGACTGGACCCTTCTATCTTGGAGGTAAACGCTTTGGTCCAGAGCTCATGCAGCTGCAATCTGTAGGCGTGAGTGATGTCGTTATAGATGATCTAGGCAGGATCCGTTCCGCAAAACTTCGGTTAAATTTTGAGGAGTATGCAGACGAGGCGGCGAAGGCCAAGCCCGGGGCGACCACGACATCAACCAAGGATATAGGCCCAAGCTCGCAAGATAAGATAGCAAAGAAACCAGCTAATCCGCAGCTGGACCAAGCCACCACCACCGGAATAGAAACAGGTTCACGGATTAGGATCGTAGGCAATAACTATGCAACCGGAGAGCGGGTACCGCAATGGGTGAAAGACTCCATCTACACCGTGGCAAAGGTGAGTGGAGAAAGGGCCTTGATAAGCGGAATAAATAGCTGGGTATATATTAAGGACCTGTCTCTGGCTTAAGGAGGGATGAGATGAGAGCGAGTGGAAACGGCAGGCCGGAGCAATGTGCAGCCAACCTGCTAAAGTTAACAAGGGGAGAGGTGCCTTTTGACAGACTAAAAGGCATAGGCTCCTCCGTTATTGATAACCCCACACAGGAGGCCTCCATCTCTCTGGAGGCGGACGCAGAGTGGGTCATAGAAACATATGAGCCGAGGGTAAATATTAACCAAATCAACGTAAGGGCTCTATTAGAAGCCGGTTCCGTAGAGCCAGCACACATGATAGACGCTGATATTATAGTTAAAAAGGAGGGGGTGTAAATGCCAGATGTTAACTTTATAAACATAAATGCAGACGAACTATATCGTCAGATAATGGATGAATTGGAAAACGGAGTAGGAGAGCCCCTCTACCCCGGAGATGAGCGGCGTATCTTTGGAGAGGCCCTAGTCCCGGTGTTTTTAGCAATACTCAGCTCCGTCAACGATGCCGCAAGGCAGAAAATGCTTAAATATGCCAGAGGAACAGCCCTTGATGCACTAGGGGAGAGAACTAACACCAAGAGGTTAGAGGCTCAACCGGCCAAAACAATATTACGCTTTATAGTTTCAACGCCGCAGCCAACCAACATAATAATCCCAAAATGGACCAAGGCAACGCCAGACGCAAATGTATACTTCGCAACTGATGAGGAGGCGGTTTTAAAAGCGGGAACTTACTCCGTCGATGTCCCGGCCTCCAGTGTTGCCGGGGGAGCTTTTAATAATGGCTATGCTCCGGACACCATAACCACGCTCGTGGACTTAATCCCATTTATAAGCGGTGTAACCAATATAGTGACGACATACGGCGGAGACGATGGAGAACCATACACCGAAGAAGGAGACGACCACTACAGGGAGCGAATACGACTGGCCTCATCTAAATTTTCAGTAGCAGGACCCAGAAGGGCATATATCTACTGGGCCAAGACAGCAGACCCAGAGATTGAGGACGTGGAAGCCTTCTCGCCTTCGCCCGGAGTGGTGAAGGTAGTGCCTTTATTAAAGGGTGGGGAAATACCCGACGAGACAGTGCTCGAAAAGGTCGTGGCCGCAACCAGTGCCAGCGACATAAGACCACTAACAGACCAAGTGATAGTAGAGGCACCGACCATAGAATACTACGACATAGAGGTTAAATACTACACCACGGCCGGCGATGAAGGGGTAGTCATTAACAACATCGAAGGATCCGGTGGAGCTATAGAGCGATACATCCAATGGCAAGACACCGCCCTCGGCAGAGATATAAACCCAGACCAGTTAAGAAGGCTCATGCTCTCGCCAACATGGGCAGAGGTGTCCACCGGAGCATTAAGAGTAGACATTACAAAGCCGGTGTTTACCCCACTTGATAAAACACAAGTGGCCCGCTTTAGTGGGAACATTGCAGTAACTCACGAGGTGGTGGAAGAATGAGACTATCTGAAACCGACCTCATGAAACTAATACCGGTATTTATGAAAAGTGACGGAGCTGTTCAGGGCCTAGTAAATGGGCTAAACCCTTTAATACGGGCTATAGCAGCAGAGATTAAAAAGCTGCGTGTATGGGACCAGATAGACGAGATGAGTGAGGAGGAACTGGACCAGCTGGCGTGGGAGTTAGACATCGACTGGTATAATCACAAAGCCGATATAGTCACAAAACGGATCCTGATTAAGCAATCAGATTTAATACATGCCAAAAGAGGCACCAAGTGGGCCGTGGAACAACTAATATCGGCATATTTTGGAGACGGAGAGGTCAGGGAATGGTTTGAATACGGGGGCGAACCTTACCACTTCAAGGTCATAACCTCTAATCCGGGAGTAACACAAGAGCTGGCCGCCCAATTCAAAAGAGCCATGGACAGCTCCTCTAATATCAGATCGTGGCTGGACACCATTCTTATATCGCTCACAGGGGAAATGAGGTTAAAATATGGCCTCGGTTTTCACGAAGTCACGAAAGAAATACACCAGCTAGGAAGGAGTGATGANCTGTGAGTGCTTTAATTTATAACGACATTACAACACAGGGCCTAGCATTACTGGCCAAGGCCCAGACCGGAACGGAGATAGTATACACAAAGATTATACTTGGCGACGGGCACTTAAATGAGGGCCAAAAACCCCGTGACATGACCCATGTTATAAATGGAAAAGTGGAAATGCCGGTCACCAAGGTAGTAACGACAGGAGCTGGCACTGCAGTAGTCGGCGGAGTGTTTAACAACGACGACCTGCAACAAGGTTTTTATTACCGGGAGCTCGGTCTGTTTGCACTAGACCCAGACGAAGGGGAAATATTATATTCCTACGGAAACGCTGGAGATAATGCCGAGTGGATCCCGCCGGCCGGCGGACCCACGGTAATAGAAAAAAAGGTCGATGTAATCGCCATAATCGGCCAAG